CACTGAAGAACTTCTTTGGAGGCATTCTGGATGGGTTGCTTCCAGGGGCTGCTGCTCTGCCAGGGCACAACGAGGGCGCCGACTTTATGGTTGGTGGCACTGGTGGCGTGGACAAGAACGTCGTTGCCTTCCGGGCCTCTCGCGGCGAACGTGTGCAGGTTACTCCTGCAGGCGAGGCTTCCTCGAGCGGCGGTGGCAACACGGTGGTCTTCAATATCAGCACTCCGGACGTTGAGGGCTTCCGTAAGTCTGAGAGCCAGATGGCAGCCCGAGCCCAGCGTATGCTGGCACGTGGACAAAGGAGTAGCTAATGGCTGATTTTCACGAGGTTCAGTTCCCAACATCAATCAGCCGTGGGTCCTCAGGGGGTCCACGGCGTCGCACTGATATTGTGACCCTGCGTTCAGGCTATGAAGAGCGGAACTCGGTGTGGGCGGACAGCCGTCGTGAATACGACGCTGGCTTGGGCATTCGCGACATTGACGACCTGCACGATGTCCTTGCCTTCTTTGAAGCTCGCTTGGGCCGTCTGTATGGCTTCCGGTGGAAAGACTGGGCTGACTACAAGTCCTGTGCACCCAACAAGAACCCGAAGCGTGACGATCAAGTGATTGGAACAGGTGACGGAACTGAAACAGCCTTCCAGCTACTCAAGGGTTATACCTCGGGGCCAACTACCTATACCCGCACCATCAAGAAACCGGTCAGTGGAACGGTCTTGGTCGAAGTGAACGGAGCCCTTATTGACGGTGCTGACTACTCTATCAACACTGAAACCGGGATCATCACTTTCGACACAGCCCCGACCAATACACACGTGATCAAGGCTGGATACGAATTTGATGTTCCAGTCCGGTTTGCCAATGACCATATCGATGTGACCGTGGACTTGTTCCATGCTGGTCAAATTCCGCAGGTCAACGTAATTGAGGTGAAAGTCTAATGCCCAAGTCTCTTTCAACCGGGTTGCAAACCCACCTTGACGGCCGTGCCACCAAAATGGTCTACTGCTGGAAAATCACCCGTAACGACGGGCTGGTCCAGGGCTTCACCGACCATGACAACGATCTGACCTTTGACGGGGTGACCTACGAGGCGGCAACCGGGTTCACTGCCTCGCAGTTTGCCTCCAGCATGGGCCTTGCAGTGGACAACTTCGAGGTTGAGGGTGCTTTGTCCTCCAGCAATATCAACGAGGCTGACTTGGCTGCGGGTCACTATGACAATGCCACCGTGGAAGTCTACTGGGTGAACTGGGGCAATGTAGCTGAGAGGCATATCAGCAGCAAGGGCTTCATTGGTGAAGTCAAGCGTCATGGGGTTATGTTCTCCGCAGAGATGCGCGGTCTGTCCAATGCCCTTCAGCAGAAAGTGGGTAGAAAGTATCAGCGCTATTGCAATGCCATTATCGGTGATGCCCGCTGTGGCGTAGACCTCAACAACGCTGCCTATAAAGGAACGGGCACCGTTGACAGCGTAAGCAGCAACCGAGTATTCACCGCGACAGGCCTGACGGGCTTTAACGACGATTGGTTCACTGCTGGTATGCTGAATTGGACTGCAGGAGCCAATGATACAGCCGGCATGGAGGTCAAACTTCATGACTTTACGAGCGGGGTGGTTACCATTGAGCTTTGGCAGCCCATGCCTTCCACCATCGCTGTCTCAGACACCTTTACCATTACAGTGGGCTGCAAGCAAGACGCAGCGACCTGCAACGAGAAGTTTGACAACATTGCCAACTTCAGGGGCTTTCCGCTTATCCCTGGACCGGACATGCTGCTGTTCTATCCAAAACTTGGCGACGACAACCTTGACGGGGGCTCGCTGTTTAACTGAGGAGGCCCTAAATGCAAGCGCCGAAGATCGTAACACTGGCTCGCTCTTGGATCGGCACACCGTATCATAACATGACAGCTGTTAAGGGTCGTGGATGCGATTGCTTGGGACTTCTCCGCGGGGTTCATGCAGAGGCTTATGGCGATATGGTTGAAGCTCCAAGCTATCGGAGCCGGCCACCTCGCAAAACCTCTGGGCAAGAGACCATGCTTGAGGCAGCAAGACATTACTTGGTCGAGGCCCCCGTTGAGACACGTGGGCCCGCTGTCGTTTTGGTGTTCAGAACCCATCCTAAGCTGGTGGCATGGCATTGCGGCATCATGACCACAGAAACGGAGATGGTTCATTCCCATAGCGGCCGCGAGGTCTATGAGGTGACCCTGGGTGAAAGGTGGGAGCCTAAGGTTGTTGCGGCCTTCAAGTTTCCTGGTATTGAGGACTAAAGCATGGCTACTCTTGCCCTTGGACTTGTAGGCACGGCGATTGGCGCTGGTATTGGCGGGGGTATCACCGTCCTTGGCGCCACCCTGACTGCAGCGTCCATTGGCGGTTCGATCGGTGCCTTTGTTGGTGGTATGGTGGACAACATGATTATCGCCGCTCTCACGCCGGCGATCAGAAATGAGGGTCCTCGACTTCAAGAGATTACCGTGATGCAATCCACAGAGGGGGCCGTAGTGGGCCGTCTCTATGGTATCATGAGAGTTGGTGGCAACCTCATCTGGTCTTCCCGTTTCAAAGAAACCAAGGCTACTGAAACAGAGAAAGTTGGCGGTAAAGGCGGAGGTGGCGGCGGCGGCCAGAAGGTTGAAACCACTACCTACACCTATACTGCATCCTTTGCCGTGGCCTTTGGTGAGGGCAATGGGCGTGTTCAGCTTGGGCGTCTCTGGATGGACGGCAAAGAGGTTGACTTGTCCCTCGTTTCCACCACATTCTACCAGGGCACTGAAACCCAGTCGCCTGACGCTGTTATTCAGGGCGTAGAAGGCGCTGGCAATACTCCCGGCTTCCGTGGCACAACCTACATTGTCTTTGAAGACTTTGTCCTAACAGACTATAGCAACCGTATCCCTCAGGTGACAGCCGAAATTATCTCGCCCATTGAAACGCCTGATCCCAATGACATCTCCAACATTGGCCGTTCGTTCTGCTTGATCCCTGGCTCTGGCGAGTTCATTTATGGGACAGACGTCTATACTGTTCAGAACGCCTCCGACAACATTTTGGGCAATTTCTTTCCCGGCAATTCGTTTACCAACCAAATCGGCGACAGCATTGGCCTGCCTTCGCGTGACGGGGACAAAATTCCAGCCAAATTCATGAATATGCACAACCAGCAGGGCAATACTGACTTCGTCCGCTCCATGACCCAGCTAGAACTGTTCCAACCTAATCTGGACGCAATCACGCTGGTGGTCGGCTGGTTTGGGGACGACCTCCGTATTGGCGAATGCGAAATTAAGCCCTACGTTGAGTTCAAAAACAGGAATGGCGTTGTCACTCCTCGCGAATGGAACGTTGACGGCTTTGTCCGCTCTGACACGGCAATCCCTGAAGTGGGCCGAGACGACGAGGGCAGTCCCATCTATGGCGGCACACCCTCAGACGACGTTGTGGTTGAAGCCATTCGATGGCTGAAGGCACGTGGCCATAGGGTCGTGTTTTACCCCTTTGTGTTCATGCACGTTGAAGAGGGTAACACGCTGCCTGATCCGTATAGTGACAACGCAGCCGATGTCGGTCAACCAGTCTTCCCCTGGCGCGGCAGGATCACCTGTAGCCCGGCGGCGGGCTTTGCCGGGTCAGTCGATAAGACTGCCGCCGCAGGCACACAGGTCACTGATTTCTTCACGAGAACTTGGGGCTTCAACCGCATGGTTGAGCACTATGCCCAGCTTTGCGACGATGCTGGCGGAGTTGACGCATTCATTATTGGCACTGAGATGGTTGGCACAACGACCATCAGATCGGCTGCCGGAACCTATCCTGCGGTAAGCCGACTGAAGACCCTGGCGGCTACGGTCAAGGGTATCGTGGGCAGTGGAACCAAGGTGTCGTATGCTGCAGACTGGTCGGAATACCATTCTCATCGCCCGTCTGATGGCTCCAATGATGTATACTTCCATCTTGATCCACTTTGGGAAGACGCCAACATTGACTTCATTGGGATTGATAACTACCTGCCTGTCTCTGATTGGCGGGATGGTTCTTCGCATTTGGACTATGACGCGGACAACGGGGTTGTAACTCCCCACAACATAGACTACCTTAAGTCAAATATTGAAGGCGGTGAACTTTACGACTGGTTCTATGCTAGTCCTGCTGATCGAGACAGCCAAACGCGCACGCCCATTATTGATAGCTCCGGCAAGCCCTGGGTATTCCGTCAGAAGGACATTCGCAACTGGTGGAGCAATGACCATTACAACCGCCCTGGCGGAACAGAAAGTGGTTCTCCGACGGCATACACTCCAAGCACCAAACCCATTTGGTTCACAGAGTTTGGTTGTCCCTGTGTAGACAAGGGCACAAAC